TTCTTCTAAGGTTTTAGTAATATCTGCTGATTCTGTTGTCTGTGTTGGTGCCTCTCCTTCTGCAATGTTTTCCCAACTTATTTCATTAGGTTTAATTCCAAGAAAACTAGCTAATGCAGTTGGGTCAGAATATCCCTCACCAGTAACCTTATTGTAAATCGTGCCATCTTTATTAACCAAGTCTGTATACTTTTCTTTGCCTGTCTTTGGAATATATTGTGTTGTTGCTTTTCCTGTACCTGTAGTTGGTGTGGCAATATTAGCACTGCCAGGATAGCCAGGTTTCCAAGAGTCTTCTAAGGTCCACTCTCCATTGGGACCTGATCCTCCTCCTTGTGTATCAGTTCCTGTAGCGCCACCTTGTTGGTTTTGCCAATTTATGTGAGCAGGACTTCCTTCTGGTACCATAAGAGGTGCTTGTGCAGTCCCTATATTTACTTGACCTCCCTGTGCGACTCCTGCTGCTTGTGCCTGTTGCTGTTCTGATTCTTGTTGTGCTTGTTCTTGTAGCGCTGGTTTCGTATATATTGCTTGATTTCCAACAATAATAAAACCAGCATCAATAAATTGTTGTTTATTTTGTGAAGTATATGCGACACTTACACTAGATAATTGACCACTGTCAACACGAGATTTATTTTGTAGGGCTTCTGGTAGTCTATCATAAGCTGTCCATTGTCCATTGCTATATATTTGCTCACCAGACTGTGTTCCCTCCTGAATAGTTGGTTGCTGTTGGTTGTTAGCCTGTTGGTTATTAGCCTGTTGCTCAGCTGTCTGTCCAACATACCCTACATCCCATGTGTTGGGTTGTGTCTGTGTTGGAGTGGGAGTTGGTGTGGGCGTAGGCGTAGATGACTGGCTTGTTATCTGTGACCAGTCAATTTGGTGAGGCTGAATACCTAAAGAAGTTGCTAACTCAGATTCACTGCTGAACTTTTTCCCAGATGTAGTTCTTATCTCTCCACCAACATTTATTAGGTTTGAATAGTTTGCCATATATGTAAATTAGTTTTTAAACGGTTTTAGTAAGCATATTAGTATAAAAGCAATGCCCCAGTAACTTACCCAGAATGTTTGATAAATGTGGTATGTTGGAAATGTATATGGATGATAATTAAAATACTCGCAAATGTGCCAAGCTAGGTCTACGCCTATCATTATTAGTAAAGTTGTTTTAATTTTGTTCATTTATTCTGCTTCCCACAATATTAGCGTTGTGCCAGTAGGGCTATTTGTTTTAACCCAGGCAATACTTATGTTTGTAGCATCAAATGTTACCGTTCCAGTTGTGTAGGTGCTGGTTGTTGCAGAATAAACCCTTGCAGTTGTTCCGTTAAATGTTCTTTGTGTTGCATTATCATAACCAGTAGCTATTCCTGCACCAGTTGTTCCATTGTACGAAAAACTACAATGAGTTGGAAATTTGTCAGATGACGTTGGGCCAAGGAAAGTTAATCGTATTTTTTTTGGTATAACTCCTAGTCCATGAGCGATAGTTTGTGTAGCGTCTGCGGTTGATACATCGTAAGTTGTTGTTCCGTTTTTATAAGTAGGTCCACCAGTTGTCCAGTTAGTTGTTCCTGTGCAATAGTATATTTTCCCACTGTCGCCATTGAAACAGACATCTCCCTCTGCTCCAGTTAGATTGCCATTAGGAGTAATTGCATCACCAACATAGACATTTATCGTCTCTCCAGCGTCAGCACCTTGGAGAGCGAAATATCGCCTGTAATCTGTATCAGTATATGCCTGTTGAAACATATTAATAACGGCGCTGGTGTTTGAGGCGTTAGTATTTGTTATGTTAATAGCTGTATTTAATCCAGCGTTTGTTACTATTGCAGCAGTTGAATCTGATGTAACAAGCTGGTGATTAACGCCAAAAGATGAGTAAGTGGTAGCTGCCGTTGTACTCACGAGAAGTCCAATTTGGTCAGTCACAGATGCAACAGACATTGCACTTCCAGCCCCTGTTCCTATTCCAACAATTAGATTATTGCTTGCATCTATGAACCCTATTGAATTGGCTGCTTGAGTTGGCGTTGAACCAGCATCAGATATAATTCTTACTCTTTGTCCTGTTGCTGCTGTTTGAAATATCCCACCTGTTATTGTTCCACCAAGCACAGATAGCGAAGAACCAGACCATTTCATGTAATGAGTAGCATCTCCTATATTCAACTTATGAGCATCTGTATCATATCCTAAAAATATGCCAGCAGTTGTATCTGCATAATTGTCCTTGCCAGATGTTCTTAAAAAACCAGAACTATCTAGTGTTATATTGCCAGCAGTAATTGTTCCTAAGTCTGCCTTAATTGCAGCGAGATTGGTGACAATTATGCTATTAGCGTCAATGTTAATTCCACCAATTCCACCGATAACACTAAAGGTTGCTTCTCCTGTTCCATCTTCTGCTGATGCAATAAGTATTTTGCTTTCACCAACTGCATCTGAGAATGTATCTGATGCTTGTAGGACTGTTTCTGAAGCATCAATGTCTAAATATATATAAGTCCTAGACGCCATTGGACTTGTCTTGCTTGCCGCTGTTAGCGCAGCATCGGTTTCTCCAGCGTCTATGCTGTAAGAAGTTCCATCTGATAGGGTTATTGTTCCAGAAGCCCAAGCGACTGTATTTGCGTCAGTGGCAGAAAATACTAAGTCGTGAGAAGAACCTCTCATTGATGGCTTAACCTTTGCAGAAGTTACTGTTCCATTTGTTAAATATGTTCCACTAACCACAGAACCAGTACCAGCATTTATTTTTCCTTTAATAGTCAAAGTTGATGCAGTAGTTACATTCCAATCGATCGAACTTCCTGCATCACCAGCGAAATAGAAGTCACCATTGTCTCTTATGTATGAAGTCCATGCACTACTTTTGTAATATCCTAAATATGTAGATGAAAGATATAATCCATCAGCACTAGGCGTACCTAATGTAGCTGGAATATTTGAAAGGTCAACGCTCCAATCAGCTCCAAGAGTGGCATTATCTTCTGGTTTTTCAGTTCCACTAACTTCTGTATCAAAATCTGCAGTATCGGCAGTTGCTAACCCTCCAGCATCAGTTAAATTTGCGATACCAGATCCACTAGATATTGTAATTGCCCCTGTAATAGTTGCACTTGTAGCAGTCAATGCTCCAGCTGCTGTCCATTTCATTGGAGCAGTTGCTCTGTTTGTTGTTGTTGCACCAACCCACCCAGAACCATCTGTATCTACATGATAACTATTAGCTGTTGTGTCTTGGTCTGGGATGTGTATAGATCCAGCGACTAAAGAACCTGAAATACTAAAAGTATTTGCTGAATTATCCCACAAAACCCCCTGTCCTCCAGCATAATCACCTAGTGTTATGTCTCCAGTATTAGTGCCATCAATCTCAATCTTGAACGTTTGTGTTCCAGCAGAATTATAAACTATCTGAGCTATGGTTGGGTCCCATGTAGGGAATATTTCAAACCTTGCACCATTTATATTAGAACGATAAGAAGTGCCAGTTATTGTTCCACCAACTATGTCTGGAGAAGTAATAGTTTCTCCGCTTGTTGGCGTATAAATACTGCCATCGCTAATATCTCCCTGAAGATACAAGTCATTGATGGTTAATGTGGCAACAATTTGGTCTGTGAATAGTTCCATTAAATGGTGTAGTAATCTTGAATAAGAAGTAATGATTGGCTTGGATGATCGAACACGTATCTCGCCCTCTCCTCTTTATATAACTTCCTGTGTCTATCTGCTTGGCTATAGTTTTTAAGATGTTCCTCTCCAAGTTCTGCGCCTTTTCTAATAATGATATTGTATTCTTCTGTATTTGAGATCAGGTAATCTGTAGCTCCTGTTGAGTTTTCTATCCTTGCACCAGCTGAACTTTCCCATCCATATCTAGTGTAATATTTTAAGTTATAATGCTTTCCAAGTTTTAACACTAAATTGTCAAATCTGTAATCTGTTTCAGATATCTTTGCTCCATCCTTAGTCATGTATAAAGCAACATAATCGCAAGCATCATCGTCTGGTGTTCCAGTAGTTGTTTTATCTTCAAAGTCAAACCTAAGCAAGTTCCATCCTGCTTCGAATGCGTTTCCCTCATTATTGGTAGTAATTGTAATTGAGTAATAATTAGAAGAATCATTCCCAATTCTTAAAATGTAATTAGTAAGATTAGTAGCTGAGTTTATGTATGCCCAAACAAAAGCAGATCCAACGCCCTTATATGGCTCTACGTCAAACTCTGTAAGAGCTGCGTTAGTTATTCCAGCAGTAGTCCCTCCATCCGCATTAATGTCCCAATTTATAGATGCATTTCCTTTAATATGGTTATCTGTGTCTGCAACTAGATTTGTTCCATCGCCAAATGCTGTCCAGTCACCAACAGTATCAAGTCCATCAATTATCGTTTCTTTATCATCTATTACTGTTGATAATAATAGCATGTCAGCGAGGTCGTCTCTTTCTATCGCAACAATATTTTGTCCCAAGTATTCTGATCCCAGAAGTACGTATGATTCTCCATAACTATTGATACCTGCATCTTGCTTTGTTCTATCGAACTCTTCTTGTGTCACAAGTTTCCAGTAATCTAATCTTCCTCTGGTTTCTTGTGGTTGAATATCAATAATACGATCTGACTTTAGGTCTGATGGTGCAGAATATCTATATACCTCATCAAAAAGATTTGGAGATAGTGCGGCTTTCCTGATATGTGACTTCATGTCTGTTTCAGAAAGAACCTGCCTAACAGCCTCATTCATTATAACAAGATAATCTGCAGAAGAAATATCTCCGCTAACCTTAGAAGATATAGCTGCTTGTAAAAGTGCCTGAGTATATATTGGTGTTGCCATATTAGTTTTGGGTTACATAATGTCCCTTGATTAAAATTGAACGAATTTTGACTGGGTTTGTGGCAGATCCATTAACAAAGCTTGTATCAATCCTAAAATCTTCTACCTGTGGCCCTCTATTTAGTATTTTATGTCTGGTTGGTTTTGTTGATGCGTAGGCTATCTGAGTTAATGCCTTAGTGGTCTTTCCTTTGTCATATACAAGATTGAAGTCAACTTTTGCACCAGTAGACATTTCTTCTGTCTGTACCATTATTAAATCTATCTGTGATTTGTTCTCTACTCCATTAACATCGAATGCTATGCTTTTCCATGTAGACGATACTGTGTAGCCAGTAGCTTTTGAAAGACTGAAGCTTGTGGTCGCATAAGACGAAACTAGAAGATCGCCAAATGGGGATGCAATCGCTCCTATTGTCGCATGCTTACCTGAACAGTATTGAAATAACTTAACTCCAAGAGAAGTATCTGCAGCGCCAAACATGAAAACCTTGTTATCACTTACCCATTGGATGTGTCCCTTGTATTCACCTACTTGTTCTTGGTTTGGCAATGATCCCTTGTATCTCTTAAGCATTTCAAGGTTTGATCCATTTATTCTGCCAAGCCAATATCCTCCATCATCAGTTGAATCTTTGTGCCAAACAAATGTAGTTCCATTTTTAGTATATAAAGCACCAATCTGTCCATTAACTTCTATTGGGTCTCCTTCCCATGAGCTTGAAGTGCCATTCCATTTATAGATAGCAGATTGATTGAAGTTAGATCCTGATATGTTTGGTCTATTAACAGATACAATAGCCCTATTTCCATTCCACGTAATAGAAGAAGTTTCTGCATCATCATGAAAATCTAAGCCAGCAGTATTGAGAGTTGTACCATTTATTGTGGCAATATATTTACCATTAGTAACATAAGCAATATCGTCTCCACCTACTATTCCATAATGAGGTGCATCTTCGAGCTGTGCAGCCCCTGTTGCCACTGTACTGCCCCAGTTATCATCCCAAACAGTATCACTGGTTAATAGTCCAATATCTCCGTCTACGCCAGTATCATTCCAGAAAACAAAAGTCTTGCCCTGATAAATAAGCACGCTTTCTGCGACATTAGCTGTACCTGCTGTGATTGTTTTTGGAAAATTACCATTGGTAACTGCTACGTTCGTGATTCTGAAAACCTTATTTGCTCCAGCAGCATAAGTAACTCCATCAGATAGTGCGCTCTTGGCAATTGATGTTATTAAAACTGAACCAAGTTCTCCATCTTGGGTTCCGCCAGTAAGATCTGTCATGCCTGGTCCTTGAGTCATAACGTTAGGATCAGTAAGATCAACATTGGTCATGTCAGAAGATTGATCTTTATTTCCCTTTCCTGTCCATGAATTAGAAAACCATGATGGAGCGAAACCACCAGGTGGATTTATTGTAATTGTCCAATCTTTGTCTTTTGCCATAATTTAGTTAATTAAAAATTCATTCCAAAGAATACAGCGTTATCTACATTTTGTTAGAATTAATGTGTGTAGTAGCATATTAGAACAGTTGAAAAAATGCTCCTGTGTTTGCTGCTGGCTCTGGTGCGGCAGATGTTCCTATTACTGATTCTCCATAATTATCTCCACCAGCAGAATGATCTCTATATATAACAAGAAAATTAGTAGCATCTTGTTTAGACATAGAAATACGATCATATTCTCCTGCATATAGTTCACTAGCAGTTCCATATGAAAGTTCATCATCATTAGCTATTGTTCCAGACACAGTATAAACAGAAGAATAATTATAATATGAAACAACAACTGTTGTTGAATCTAATACAACTATACCATCAGCAGAATGGTTAGCAGCTAAATATATATCTTTATCTCCAAAAGTTATTTCATCTCCTGATGATACAATTCCAATAATAGATGTTCCTTTATTACTATTTCCTACATCTCTATACACTAAAACAAAACTTGTAGAACTTATGGCATCAGCATCAAGATAATATAAATTAGCAGCATTATATTCATATAATGTTCCATAAGCAATTTCATCACCACTTGATACAACACCTACTACTGCTTCTCCGTGAGTAGATATATCTCTATATGCTACTACAAAATGAGTAGAGTCTAAAACTGCTAGACTATTATAATCAGATGCTGCTTCATTAAAATTATATTCTGAACCAAATGTTATTGTATCTGTACTGGTAATTACACCAATAGTTGCAGCTCCATAATCTGAATTAGCATTATCACTATAAGTTATTATAATATGAGTAGAATCTAAAACACCAACACGAGTATATTTTGTACTACCAGCATTAAATTGATAAAGAGTACCATAAGATATCTCATTCCCAGATGCTACTGTTCCTATAACTGCCATTCCATTATTACCATCATAATAAGCCACGACAAAATGTGTAGCGTCTATTTTCTTAACAGAAATTTCATTATCAATACTTGTATCAAATTGATATTCACTACCATAAGTTATTGTACCAGCAGATAAAGTTCCTATTATTGCTTTACCATTACTAGAATCACCAGAATCTTCAAAAGCTACAACAACGTGTGTAGAGTCTAACCAATTAGAACTTGAAAAATCAACAGTTCCTTCATTAAAAGTATATTCAGAACCATAAGTTATATCTCCAGCAGCACCGATAAAATACTTCGGTATTTTACAACCATATTTTTTAAACCACCAACAAAGATGAATTGGCTTCCATTTTAACAGAAATTTTTCATTACAAAAAACACTTAATATGCTATGTATAAATAAAGTAATTTTATCAATGAGTTTTGCTACCATTTTTTTTAGAGCTAATACCATATATTTTAATTTATAGCCCACCATCATTGATGGGCTATTTTATGTTAGTTATTTATTAAGCTTCAACTCCGACTGCTATTACTTCCCAACGAGGTGTTCCAGTTGTTCCATTATATACACATCCGACATAATGTTGTTTACTAGCTGTTGTATCGGTTGGAAGTGTTACTCCTATTGCTGTAAATCCAGTCCAAGTAAGTCCTTTAGTAGTACCAGCATCCTTAAATCTTATCATTAGTTTCTGACCATCTGTTGGAGTTCCTGTGAGAGTAAATGTTGTAGCATTTGCGACAGCACTTAAATCATAAAGATCGGTTACATCTGTATCTATTGCTGCCGTAGAGTCATCTGTTGTTGTTACAACTCTTTGAGTAATTCTCTTGTTTGTGAATGTATTTGTACTTGTATAAGTTGGAATACTTGCACTTGCTAAACTTGTAGCACCAATTCCACCTTGAGCTATCGTAAGAGCTGTTGTAAGCCCTGTAATTGATGTTATATCACTATTAGCACCTTTAGCTGCCTTATTTCCTATTTGTGTTTGAATATCACTAGATACTCCTTTTACATAGGCAAGTTCAGTTAAACTAGGATATGTTGCTACTGCTGCTGATACTATCTTCTTGTCTCCATCTGTTATTAGTATTTCAGAAGCTGTTAGATATGATCCTGTAATTGAAGTGGCAAAGGTTGGTGCAGTGAGAGATGCCTTGCCGTTAAATGTATCCCAATCTGTTGAGCTTAATGCTCCACGATTTGAGGTTGAAGCTGTTGGTATCTGAAGTGTTATTACTGGGGTAGATGTTCCTGTAGCAACAGTAGACGATACATCTGTTCCTGTTGTTCCAAGAGTTAGGGCTGCAACAGAAGTTACGGTTCCTGCAGTACCTGCTGCACTTGTCCAATCTGTTCCATTTGAAGTAAGAACATTCCCTGCTGTGCTAGGTAATACACTAGGAACATTGTGTGAGTCTTTAATTGCTTTTGCACTAGCATATTTAGTTTCATCTGATGCAGTATCTAATTCTGCACCAGTAGCTACTACTTCATCTCCTGTATTTGTTCCACTATTAGTACCAGTTATATCAGCTGAATAAGCTATTGTTCCATCAGCTGCTTGTAATGTTGCAGTATAAGATGTTCCACTTGCATTAGCTGTTGTTATATCTGTTGTTCCTGTTGAAGTTCCTTTAACTAAAAGCTTACCTTTAGAGAATGTTTTTGTCTCTGTTACACTTTGAGCTGTTCCGAGCAACATATCTCCCGATCCCTTATTGTTAAATGTATCCCAATCAGTATCTGTTAAATATCCACTAAGAGAAGTAGTGGCTGCTTGAGTTGCGATTGTATATGCTGCTGAAGTCAAGTGATAATACTCGCCTGCTGTTCCACCATTTAACCCTGCTAAGTCATTATGTAATGTTGTTAGAGGTGCTAAGAAGTTAGAATAATGCTCTGTACCATCGTGAGCAAAATAAATATCTGTTGTATTGTTGGCTGTCCCAAAGATTATTCCAGCAATTTTATCTGTTGCTGCTATTGTAATAGCCGATTGAACAGTTGAAAGATTAATCAATGTATAATCTGTTCCAGTTGCTGTTATTGTTGGTGTAACTGCTCCAAACTTTCTCTTCCAAGTAAAGAATGCTTGTGTAGATTCATTTCCATATCCAGATGGTACTGTAATAGTTACTACTGTTCCTGAGGTATAAGCAGCAATAGGATATAATCCTTTAGGTGTTTGAATATACCCACATAAAGTTATATCTGCATTATCATCATCATTAGCAAAAGGTGTTCCACCAGAAGCTGTAGCTGTTCTTGTTGTTCCTGAGCCTGTAGTTGTTATTGTAGCTGATTCTGTAACTACGTGATAAATATTTCCTGTAATATAAGATTCTCTACCACCTCTTACTGATGAAACAGATGCATAGATATTAAATATCCATTCTCCTGCATTTATTGAAGTTCTTCCTAATGCAGTGTTATAAAGAAAAGCATCTCCCATTACTGTATTAGTTGCACAGGACATTGTATCAACTTCTTCTGAATCACCTGATGGTGTTTGTAATAGTGATTGAACGTCATAATCATTTTCTGAATCCTCTGGAAGTATCTCAGTATGAGTTGGATAAAATGTAATTCCACTTGAGCTAGATACTGTAGTTCCAGTACCATTTACCCATTCACTACCATTATATTTTAATACATCGTCAACAGATGGTGTTGTTGCTATATTTGCATCAGATAAGTCTGTTAGTCTTGTTGTTCTAAACAAATCTACATAAATCACTCCGACTGTATCATCAACCGTTACTACTCTAGCTACACGAGATTCTATTTCACCAACAGATCCTGGATTTACATTTGTTAATCCACCTGCAACAGTAGTTGATAAATATAAGATATCCCCTGCTGACCATCCTTCGGCTACATTAGTGTCTAGATCATTTACTCTACCTCTGCGAGTTACTAGTCCAGTAGCTCCATTTGCTATGGCCTGAGTGGCGACTGCTGTAACAATTGAAGTAGAAAAAGAATCAGCCTGAGCAAGTGCAATAGTAGGAAAGCCAGAATCAGCACTTGCCATATATACAGCATCTCCATTAGCTATATCAACACCAGAAGCATTTTTACAAATCATTAGGTCTTCTTGACCTATTTGTAAAGTAACATCAGTGTCAATCATCGCAGAAACAGTTTTATTAGTAGAATCATAGTAGATTTTACCTTCTTCAAAAGCTCCTGTAGTAGGACTTGTTCCTAGTTTTAGTGTGTTAGTAGCGGTTAATGAATTAATAGTCATTTCATCGCCACTTGTTCTTGGTGTTATTGTGGTCCCACTCCTTTTGAATGGTGGCCATATTATTGGGTTTATTGACATGTAATTTTTATTATAAACGGAATGGTTACCGTATAAATGTCCAAATTAATTACGAACTTGCTAAGTATCCTACTCCTTCTCCATCTACATCTGCGTCTAAATAGACAGTAGCTCTATCAGCGATGTCAAGAGAAATTGCATCATTAGCATATAATACTACTTGTTGGTTAGTTGATTCATCTACAGCAGAATCTCCAACACATATAAATGATGTGTTAGCAGCATTTGCTCTAATGTATATTGATTTAGTAGTAAGTGTTGTTCCTAAAGCCTCGGCAGTCCCAGCTGTAGTTACTGTTTTGCTTCCTCCAGTTAATGTTGATGGAGTAGCTTCTGCTACTGTTACTGTTCCATTAATATTAGTAGTTGTATAACCAGATGAATCTAAAGCTAAATCATAAGTTCCGTTTGTTACTTGTACAAATCCTTTATGTCCAGCAGTATCAAAGATGGGAGTTAAAGCTGCTCCACTTGTAATAGCCATAATTGGTATACCATTAGCAGTTACTGGAATAGGAGCTGCATCATTATCTGCATAAGTATCTAAAGCATTCTTATAAATACCACCAGTTAGAGCTACTGTTGGAGTAGCGCCTGCTGTAGCATTGTCTACCTTAACTGCTTGTCTAGCATCTGAAGTTCCATCTTTAATTTCAACTGATCCAATTTGAATATCAGAAGATAACGTAATTCTTCCTTGTGCGTCTAATAAGATTGGAGCAGCGTCTCCGTCATCATAAGTTATTGGAGTAGCATCATATCTACCGAAAACAGGCAGTCCTGGAGTGATAGTTCCAAATGCAGAGTTCTGAATTAATGTAGCAGTTCCTCCAACTTTTGTGATATCAATTTTACTTGAGACTACAGTACCCCCACCAGAAGTGGCCATAGCTATCTTGTAATTAGCAGTATCAGATGTATCTGTTGTAGCTTTAAGTCCATAAACTATTCCATTTCTATAATCAATACAAAATTCTCCGCTACTAAAGCCTTTAACTATTGTAGCTAATTGTCCTTCACCCTTTGCTTCGTCACCCCGTTCTGCATCATCCCAAGAGAATTCAACTTCTGTAGTTAAAACAGTTCCAGTTACGAAAGCAAATGATGTGTTTAGGTATGTTCCAATCTTTCCAGCAACTTCATCTAGGATTCCACCTTGAGAAAGTTTAGCAACGACTGCTACGCCAGCAGCTTGTCCTGCATCAGCAGTGTAAACTGGGTCTGTAACAGTAGCGTTAGAGCCACCATTCATCCATGAGCTAGAAGTTAAGTCAACGCCAAGCGCTACTATATAAGGCTCCATTTTAGAAATGGTATTTGATCCAGAAGCTTGGGCAGTTGTGATTATAAAGTGATCTGTTGACCAAGTACAAGTTGCTCCAGTCAAAGAAGCAGCCAATGCTGTTTGAATTGACGTGGCTACGTTAGCCATTGAGCCATCACTTGTAAAGTCTGGGTTAATTAGATACTTTTTTCCATTTAATTCGATATAAAAATAACCTGTATCAGTTAATGCAGTGTAATCACCATAGGTGGTACTTCCTGCTGTGGCACAAGTTAAGTAGGCGTTTGTATAGTAATACAACGTAACTGTATCGGCTGACACAGATTCTACATGTTGACTATCAGATACGATTTCAACTGGTAGTCCTCGTTGTAAAGAAACGTCATTTTGACTCTTCATTAATCCTGAGTTTGACATAGTTTTATGTTTTTCCCATTACAGAGGAGTTAAGCAAAGCTTGCCCCCAACTCGTCTAAATAGGTCAAATAAGTTATTTAAGCACATTCACTTTGTGCGTTTTTATACTGAGGGTAGGTTTCCCTACCCCCAGTTCCAAGCCTATTTTACAGAATTTGATATTCTACAGTGCCATCGGAATAAGTAGTTTTTAACTTATCTTCGCCATCAATAATAACTACTTCTTGTTTAATATCTAATTCCTTGACAGGTGCTTTTTCTATCACACTGTCTTTTCTTTTCTTACTCATAAATTTATAGAATTAATTTTATGTTTACGAATCTGTTAATGGTGTTGCTAATCCTCCATTAGCATCTGGGGCTACTCCACCAGCAGCAATATTGAATCCATATCCTGAACCTCCACCAACTCCAGTAGCACCGAAGATAGTTGGGTTAACAAGATTTATATCTCCATTAGTAGTAGTAGATGCTCCTAAGAAAGCATCAGTTAAGATAACTCCACCTGCTGCATTAATAAAATTCTGAAAAACACAATCTTTAACTAAGATATTATGCTGTATAGCATCTTTGTCTGTAACTTTCATAAAGCAAGATGTTGCTGCCGCTGCTGATGCACATTGCATATCAAAAATGCAATCAATAAAAGTACCACATTTTGCATGTAATGAGCCACCACCAGTCTTTCCATCAAATTTTATATTATAGAAAGCTAGTGTGTTGATAACATTATCTGCTCCGAAAGTAACTTCTCTATAAGTGAAACTATCAGAACAACACCATAAATCACAGGCATCTGCATCTGCTTTACTTATAGCAGCGATATTACAGTTTTCAATATAAGTACCTTCTGCATTATCAATAAAACAAGATAGATGTTCATCAAGCGTATTGCTTGAATATATCTTAATGTTTCTGAATGAGTTTCTTGTACCTGTATTTAAGATTACTGCGATATCATCAGTATCAGTTGTAACACCCATACTAATTTTAGCACCTTGAGCTTTTAATCTTCCACCGCCATCCATTCCAACGAAATGAACTCTGCTCTTAGAGACTGTTAGCATTGAAGTTAAAGCATGAGAACTATTGGCATCTAGCAAAATAATATCATTGTTGTTGCTTTCTGCAGCACCGTAAGCAGATTCGAGGTCTGTATAAAACCTAACTAGACCATCTACGTCAGGTGTATATACCTCTTGCATGTGATGATAGTTAGCCTCGTCTGAATTAGCCGAGTTCATAACTACCAAAATGTTTCCGAATGTAGGACAAACGTTTCTAGCAAAAGTCACTAGACTTTGTCCATATCCTGAATTCTTATTCCAATTCATTTTTATTCCCTAAGGCCCACCGCACTACCTAAACGCATAAGTCATACGTTATAGCCTTAAAAGATAAATTAATTAAGTAGTCGACTATCCCTCCCCTAGTCTACATAAGTAGGTAGGGGAGAGAAATAGTTTTCAAACCGATTCGACTGTATCGGTTATTCACTAACACATAAATAAATAATATGTATTCGCAAGAAGTGAAAGATTAAGCATCACCGTCACCACTGGACATTTTAATCCAGCTAGCACCGACTATAGTAATACCATAGCCAGCTCTGTTTCGGAATTCCCAATCATCTGTCTGTACATCTTCTGAATTTGCAGAAGCTGCAGGAGAGATCATGTGAGGAGATTCCCATTGACCGAGATAGAATGAAGATAATTCTGAGCAAGCGATGCCCCAATAATATCTCTTATCTGAATCTGGTGCGCCAGCTGCTGTAGTAGCAATACGAGGTAGAATAACGTGCTTGTATTTGCCATTGTAGACATTAACGACACCTGAGTTAGTTGCAGAGATCTCAGCTGTTGAGCGGAGATATTCTCGTGCAGTATTAACTGTATTTGGGTCGTCTGATGTCCAGAGAATGTCAAAACTTGCTGTTTTCTTTTCTCCAAACTGGTTATAGGTTTCCTCTACAATCAATCTTTCCATTCCCTCTAAAGCGCCCTTTGAAAGGCGAGGGTTATTGGCAAGACGATTTCGGAACGTTGTGCTTGATCCTTTGAGTGTGTGAGCTGAATAGAACAGTTGAAGATCATCACCTGTGTCGATTGCAATTGTTCGGCCATCCCTATCTGTATAAGTTGTGGCTGTTCCAAATGACAATCTGTGAGATAGATCTAAATCAATTCTCTTATATCCTTTTGCGCCAGCTGAAAGCAATGACGTTGAGACTTGTTGATACTTATTCTGCGTTCGCATTTCATAAGTAACTCCAATATTCTCTGCCACACGATAAGAAGTCATCGTGTTGGTGTACCCTTGTTGGATACGACCTCTTGCAGCTTGATCACCTTCGGCTTTATAAGTGAGATACTCATCTGTATCTATTTCGGAGAACTCTCTAGTATTTCCTGTGTGTTGGTCAATGTTCATGACCTTAACCATTCCAGAATCAACCATGTAGTTCTTAACGCTCATAGCACCTTTTGTCCAAATGACGTTGGCTAATTTGACGAAATCGCCAAATTCAATTGTTGTAAATTCCATGAATTAATTAGAATGAATTAAGGTTTTCCATGCCTTGAGCCAATCTGAATTCACCTTCACCAGCTGTCGTAGCACCATCAGCAGTCGCAACGCGACCCTTGACAATGATTACGTGGTGGTGAGTGTCAGTATCTGTATCGATACCTTCGTGATCTTCAAAATCAGTAGTTCTACCTGAGTCTGTATCCCCAACAGCAATAGCACCGTCAGTAACTGGACCGACAAAAGTACTCATTCTGTATACAGGTTCTAAGACTCTAATGCTTTGAGTGGCAGCGCTAGTAGCAAGAGATTCGACTGAAATGCCAATTAAGGCAGTTGCAGCGTTAGTTGCTAATTCAACTGTAATTCCACCACTAGTGATCATAATAAAATCACCAGGTTCAACAGCACCAGCAGAAATTTTTAGAGTGTGTTCTTTGATAACCCACTTTCCTCTGAAAGGTCTAAAGTTTTGCATATTTGTAACCTAATTCGTAATAACACTAATATTATCCAGAATACTTCGACCTAATTCGATATTCTTTTCCCTGTTATCTATTGAGTTATAATCTTCACTGATGAAAATAGACGCACTTTTATTACTGCAGAGCGCTTAGGGTGAACTGCGTAGCGAACTCAAGCAGGGATTTAATGGCTGTGCATTGGGTTCTTCCCTGCTTTAGAGAGCAATGTGTATCCTCACACATTCATTCCTCTGTTGTGAACCCTGCATATTTAAATCGCCACTTGAACTCGTTGCAAAAAAGGCAAAAACCCTTTTAGTTCAGAGTTTTTGCCTTTGGTGTTTCCAATCAGCAAAGATTATTAAGTTGTATATATATTATATCACCCAATCTACAAATTGCAATAGCAACCTGTTGATAAACTGTGACTATTCAGGTAGTTGTGCCTTTACAGTCTCCATTGTTTCTACTTCTTGACCAGAAAACTGCATATCCTTGCCTTCTTTCTCTGGTAGGCTCACCAGATAACCCTTTAAGAATGCAGACTCTCCTATTGTTAGTGTTATAGTAGTGCTTTCTGTGTAGAAAGCTTCTTCTAACTTCCTTTCTATCTTTGGCCAGTAAACCCAGTCTCTTGTTGGATGCAATTTTGTATTTAGCTTTTTAAGTAAGCCATATAACACATGAGCATCGCTTCTTCTATAGACTGTATTACCATCCTCATTCTTAACGATGGTATCCTTGCCTTTCTTTTTAATAAGTTGTGGTACTAATGCTAGGGATATTTCGATACCACTAGGATTAGATGCTACTGCTGGCGATTTATCTGTCATGTTATTTATCAGTCAGGCTATCCTTTATGACGACTCTCTCGATCATAACAGGGTAACCGTTCTGTGTTTTAATGTTTAATTCGGCGAAAGGATAATCTTCTCTTATTTTCTTTAAGAGCCGAAAGTCCTTAATGTCTAGCTCAATTACTAAGTTTTCATCTAGCTCTCTACACCTTGCTAGTACTTTTTTGCTTTGATTTGCCATCTACTAGTATCCTTTCTACATCCATTAGAGTTCTTTTGCTCATGTCTTTATTCCAAAGCTTCTCACTAGCCCTCTTTAATGAATCGTTTATAGACAATGGTACTCTCTGTGAGTACATATATTCTACATCCTCAAGAGGTAGCTCTGTTTCTAATAACAATGTAATGATCTTCAATACGGTATCCGTAGTGATAGCCTCTCTTAACGCTGTAAGATCGCTGATCTTGCTAGTGAGTCCGCTCTCTAGAATTTCTAATGGTATTGTTTTAATGTCTCCATTAGAGAACTCGACCTCCATCTTGTCTTTACCAAGATAAGATTTCTCTTTGGATTTGGTCGACTTAACTATCTTCAATGGGCCATAGTATTTGTCTATATGTTTCATTAGTTTATGTATTTAACATCAAATTCGTATTCCTTGTTGTTCTCTAGGCACTTAAGCTTGAACTTTGTGCTATCTCCACCCTCATCTGTAATAACACTAAGTCTTTCACAAGGATAGAATTGATACGATTTAGTCCATTGTCTTAAAGACATCTCTTTGGCAGATCCATCTTCAAATACAATCTTAACCTTTTGATCCTCAACCCATTTACCATTCTCATTCTTCCATACTTCATCAGTGACCATACCCCATCCTACAACAATCTTACCTGCTATGTGTCGTATCTTAACTAGCGTTGGTGCTTTCTTTCCACCTTTTGAGTAGTATCTGCTAAGTTGCTTTTTATCAGCAACCTCCAGAAGCATAGCCTTAAGCTCTCCTACTTCTGAGATACTGTCCTGTAAACGAGCCAATTCATCCTTTGAGATAGTAATCATCCCTGGCTCTGTTGATACTTCTACCTTTGGTAATGTTTTTTTCTCTGGCATTGTTTTTATTTAGTGTTAGTAAAGTCGTCGTCTGCAAGACCAAATAGCTTCTTGCCCATATCTTTAACAGCTGGAGATATGTTTTCGTTGCTCGCAGCTATACCTGGACTTCCACCAGTAGATGAAAATGATGCGTTTCCTGCTCCTGATTTCATTGGAGCAACACCAGCTAATAAGGATGCATTCTTAATCCTCTCTTGTTTAGCCTCTTCATCTTTTGGTTCTCCTGAGAAGCTATCATAGTGTAATCTAATCTTCTTAGCCATCTCTTCGTCTCCACCTGAGAACTTCTTAATACTAGACTCTAAATTGTTATTAACAATCTGACTCTTAAGAGGTTCAACGTATTCCTTAATTTTCTCATCAAACTTCCTGTCTGTCTCATTTAACTTGTCTTGGAGAGCCTTGTTAGACTCCCTGACAGCTTTCCAGTTCTTGTCCTTGCTAGACATAGAATCCATTTCTTCTTCTTGTGCGTCTAGTTTAGCTTGAAAAGTAGCCACTTCTTCGTCGTGTTTAGTAGTTAACTCCTCAATAGCCTCTTCTTTGGCTGTATTTAATTGTTCTTCTACTTCACTAACAGGAATAGCGTCTACTTCGTTCCCATCTTCGTCTTTATAAATTGGCATAAATTTTTATTAATGACCTTTAACAGCTCTTTTGTTTAAGTGGAGAGCGGTAACCACAGGTCGACCTTTATAATGAACTTAATGTTGGCAGTGGATCAGATGGGTCAGTTGGCTTTTCTTTTGTCATTCTATCTTTAGCTATATCTGATTGCAGTCTGAACCAATCTCTAATTACAAATAATCCATTAATAGTTCCCTTAGAGAACTGTAACTGCTCCATATCGTTAACAACTGTAGCCTGAAACTTCATTTGAGAGTCTATGTGCCGAAGCAATATTCTCTCAAAGTATGTTAGATAGTAACTTCTTGTATCGTGTGGCAATGCCTGGGCCTTGCTTTCTTCTAAGTCTAACCTTGAATCAATAAGTTCAGACATGTCTATAGTCGCTAACTCTTTTCGTATTAGTAATGTTGATTTTGAATCTTCCATCATTTTGTGCTAGGTTGCGCTCCTTGTAGCGGATTAGCATCCATTCCTGGCTGTTGCGGCGCCCCTGTCTGCCCAGGTTGCGATTGTTCTTCCCCTAGTGGCACTTGACCACTCTGAGTCTTGGCAAACATCTTAGAGGGATCTTCTTCCATAACTTGAGCGGCCCTAGCCTCTGCCCATTCCCTGTTAGGAATAAGACCGAGATTGACTAACATTGTCATGTTGTCATTGAATAGCATTTGCTTTAATGCACTACTTCTCTTTTGTTTAGGAACAATGACTATTTCCCAACATAGACTTATTGTCCTTAACATTTTTGAATTAAGGTAAATGATTTGCATTGGCATCCCTGTTGTATCGTAATAGTCATCTTCCATTGCCTTAATAACTCTAGACGATGGAACCTTGTTTGTGGCTTTGACTACTCTTAGCCCTTGTCCCTTGTTTCCAATGTCAGTCATCATATTAATAGAACGAAACTTCTGCTTTATCATCTTCCTAGTCTCATCTACTGCTCCATCCATTGGTAAGAACCAGAAAGCAAGCAATAAGACAAGTCGTCTCTTTGTAAGCTTCTTCTCTAGTAATCTAGCACCAAGACTAATCATTGCCATCATCATTTGGGCTTGTTGCTGTAATTGAACGATTTGAGTAGCTGTAACGTTTCCTTTCTCTTTTTGTCCTGAGAATGTTTGTGATACTGTCTTTTGATCAATGAAATTCTTAACCTCTGAAATCATATTAAACTCTGATTGAGTGACTCCCTGAGTCTCTTTGTCGTTAATAGGAACTAATTCACCAGCGCCAACACCTCTTGTAATCTTTCCAGGGTTGAATACATCTCTAGAAAGCACCCTTTCTGATAGGTTGAGATAGGGTGGAGCATAACTCTTGTGAGTCTTAAGCACTGCTAACTCCATCATTCTATCTAATACCGCAGCAAGGTTTTTGTTATTGAAAATAAAAGAACGAGAATATGCGAAGTCGTGCCTAACAATGCCATCACTTAAGTTCTGTTGAACGATTGTATACTCACCATCACCAGTAACATCAGATAAAGGATATCCAATAGGTAACATCAATACACCATTCAAAATAACTTGAATTTCATTATTAGGTTTATCTTGGTAAACAACTACCTCAACTTCTTTCTCGTCTAACTTGTTTGATAGTACCCACGTGGCATCAGTCAGTGAACCATTAAACTTTGTGACTGTCTCAGGTACATTGACCCATCTTTCCCAGTCACCGAAGATGGTTTCCGCTTCAGCATAAGGCATTCTCTTAACTGTAAATATATAGGGTTGTTTTTCTATAAAATACTGGCGCATATCACCCAAATAGACTGATAAGCCAGATATAATTTCCCTTTCAGGTCTCCCAAAGTCTTTCTTCTTCTCAGATGACCAAGCAACTCCCTTGACTTGACCAAACTGGCCAGATGTAAGCTTCTTGTTAACTCTCCATTGTTCTACCCATTTTTCTTCTAAGAAAACAGAACCTTGTTTAACTAACTCATACTGTCTCATTGACCGCTTCTCTTCGTCTAACTCAAGTTCTTCTGTTTTAAGAATGATTGTTTCCATTCCATCACCGAGAGATTGAATAAGATTATCGTTCTGATCATAAGCATTAATGTCTTGTTCTAGGTTTATAGACTCAAAATGAGCCAAGATAGCCATTAACTTGGTCCTGACTGTTCCACTTTGGAACTTAGTATCACCCTTGTTTAGCTTGTTAGTAAGAATAGTGTTAGCTATCCTCTCGTTAGCAGCATAATACTGAGGGTAACTAAGCCCATCAAACTCAATAAGAGTAGCATCTTTGTTAGTTTGTGATGCTGTTAGTCTAGTCTGCAAGTTGGCTAGATATTTATCTTCTTCTTCTTTGTATTTGGGCTTCTCTCTAACGTCTTGCTTATCTTCGTTGAGAGCAGAACTCTTCATAAGACTGTTCTTAGCCAATTTGTCTTGTTTTGCCATAATGTAAGTCGATTAATTAATTATAATGGTGGAAATGGATCAATAGATCTAATGGGATCGTTGCTTGAATCGTTGTATCTCCTAATTGCTTCCATCTCTTCAATCTCAGGGTCTTTAATGTGGTCAAATGAACGAGTGTGCTTCTCTTTTCTGCCTAGAGCAAGATATCTAAATGCATCAGCTGCATGACTTGACCAATCATGTAGTGGCTTGTTCTTGAACTCATTCTTCTTCTCATCGAACTCCTTGCGATATTGAGACAAAGCATTAATCCCATCCTCGCATTTATCCTTATCGAAATAACACTTATTAAACATTCTCCTAACTGTGTCAATTCCCTCTTCAATTGGTAGCTTGGGAACGACTGTAAAAGGAATGCCTAGCTTGCGAGCAACCTCTAGCCTTGTAAGCCCTGAGCCAAGCTCTCTGACCTCTATATCATGAGGTGCTAGATGATACCCATAAATGTAAGGTTTATCTTGTAGTAATTTAGCATAAAAAGGTAATCCTTCTCCTTGTGTCTCATAGTATTCAATAAGCCTAACCTCAAAGCCATGCTGTTGGAAGAACCAAATAGATGTAGCATCACCGATACCAAGATCCCAAGCGGTATTAACCTTAAGAGCAGGATCATATAATCCAGTAGATATCCTATTCTCACTCCTAACTTGAGTCAATTGTTTAACATAATAAGCACCCTCAACTTCAATATCATCCCAACTTCCATCTCTCCAAGCTTCGCGTAAGCCATCAGGTAGCCCATCTAAGAAGTGAACATAGTCAGGGTCTTTCTCCATTAAGCTAGGGTTATCGTCTACTTTAGCAGGAATGAAGATTCTACTACGCCCTGTGATCGGATCTAAGAACGTTGTTTCTGGTGGTCCGACATCTACAAAGCGACTCCTAACCCATTTATGACCAGCATTACCAGGATTGGTAGTTGCGAATACTTGTGGCCTTATCTCTTCAACTGTACTTCTACACGATGAGATTAGTTTTAAGTAATGTATTTCTCTTGGAATCTGAGTCAATTCTTCTATAAGCATCTTCTGGTACTCGTGTCCCTGATACTTTTCATAAGCATTCTCATCTTTTAAGTGACCTGTTTTAATAAATGCTCCAGATGGGAACTTAATGATTGGTGGGTTTCCTGATACTATACCTCCGCATCTAGTATACATAACTCTTGCCCTTGCTATCCAATCAGAGAGATCATCAGCATTTCTTCTAATAACCAATGCTTTGTATAAAGGATTGTCCTTGTCATATAGTAACCAAGCTTGACCGGCATCAGTCTTTCCTCCTCCCCTAGCACCGCCGAATAGTATTTCAAACTCTGATCGTTCTAGAGCTGTCTTCTGTTTAGCGTGTGGTATCCAATCATTACTTGCCATTTTTACTTTCTGTAAAATGAAAACACATTATAAATAAGAACCAAAACCCTGAATAGCCCAGAACAAATACTGCATACGAAATAATCGTAAACAACGAGATGTTCCCTATAAATGTTAATATGAGATCTAATTTCTTATAGTTCATGTAATTTAAGTCCTAGTAAAGCCATCGATTTCGATGGGGTTTTGCCCATTTCAGTTAATATTCCGTCATGAGGCAACTCACCGATAGCACCCCATATTCCATCTGACATAACATTAAGATGAATCATTCCACCGAAGCATTTCTCCCGACACCATTCAATAAGCTCTTCTAGGGTTGGGATAAAATATGTAGTTCCATCTATCTCCATAGATAAATCATCTGACCACATATCTAAGTCAGCCGCATAGGTGTTTCTGAACGGAAAGCCTGCTTCTTTGAGTTGTTTAGCTAGTTTATATGATAACATGTGTCATTGTTTATCTAAAAAGTCAACACAAACCCTCGTGTTTTCTGTAACCGATATTGATTATATGGGTGTTGTGCGAGGGCAGGGATTTGCACCCTGCATAGAGGATTTAGTTGTGGGTCGCAGACAAGGGTTTGAACCATTCATCATCCTCCGAGCTTCGCCCGACAGGAAGCCTATTCTATCCACAACTATCTGCGTCTACCTATTCCGCCACCTCGCACATAGCAAGTCTCTACTATTAAAAATCATATTCCATCCCCCAGATATAATCTGAGGGCTAGCCTAATGGCAAGAAAGATTCACACCCCGAGGATGAAATATAAGTTATCTTCTCCTATTATATGTACTATTCTCTAAAGTGATCCAAACTATTAACAACAAAATGAATATGATTGGAACATTAATCATTTCTTTGTCGGTAGCATAACAACTCCCATTGGCTCTCCTCCTGTAGTTATATCAGTCTTTTCTGTCATTCCATGATTAGAGCTTAATATCAATTTAGCAATAGTTGAATTATAGTCTCCAGAAAGCCCACTATCTAGCAATCTTCTCTTCTGTTCTACTTCAATCTTCTCTAACGCGTGTAAAAACTTTGGGTTTTCATCTCTCCAATTATATAAAGTTTTCTTTGAAACATTAATAAATATAGCGAATCCTTCTATCGTTGGTAACTTAACATTTACCTTTCTATCATATCCATCAGACTTTACTCCTCTAGTCTTATGAAATTCAAATACTTCATCTTGTCTGGACTCTAAGTATTCATCAACTTTAGTGATGTATTCTTTCTTGTATTCCGAGGGTCTTCCTCCTGCGTGTTTAGTCATAATTGTATTACTAAGTTAATTTACTATTTAGTAGGATTGGTAATCATTTCTATGTCTCTGTTCTTCGGAAGTTTCAGCCCTACTCCCATGTCGTTTGGGTGTTCATCGTCATACCAGCAATAGATTTGTTTATCTCTCAACATTTCCCAAAGAGTCTTATCCATTTGTGCTGGTGTTGGACCAGAGTCTTTAACAGTTTTATCATGTAAGGTTTTAAATACCTTCCATTTGAGCTTATGGTCTAATAGGTATATTTTCTTTTTCATATTACTAAGTTAATTTACTATTAACTTTCTTGTTAAACTTTGTAGCTACATCGTAAGAACACTTAACCCACTTTCTCATTCGTCTTATATCGCTTGCAAGAGAAGCTCCGTTTATGTAATCAAAGCAAAACTCAGCTGGTTCTCCACATTTTTTAATTATTTCGTCTTGTTTAGTCATAATTGTGTTTAATTTACTATTTGGTGGGGGCAAGGATTTGACGAGTACCAGTTAGCTTCAAAACTGGGTAAATCGAATTGCGGGTCGATTCTCGCCCTGTTTTTTGTTACTCGTATAGTCACCTTGCATGGGGCTGGACTAAGGCAATCAACCTGTCCGTAAGCAATTCTGTTATCCAAGTAAATGGTTCCGTTGCTCGGCACCCTAATCATGCGTCTACTATTCCGCCACCCCACTAAGTAATAAACTAACCCAATCCATCTCCAGTGCTACCATATACCTTCTTGAATTCCTCTGCTCCTTTCTTGCTAAGCTGATAATTAGCCAATACCTCTCCATTCTCAAGCCTAACATTTGTATATCGTTTCCACTCTTTCTTGGGTACTCTACAAGCCCTTAACATGTCTTCTTTTGTCATCTCTTCTACCTCCAACTCTCCACTTCCATCGTCTTGGAATAATACCTCATTACATTTAGGGCATCTAAAATGAGAGTCAGTGTCGTAGTCCTCTACTTGAACACTGCATTTTTTGCAGATAAGTGGTGATATTTTAGTATTATGGTCTTGTTTAGTCATCTTTTTCTATGCTATCATTCTTCTCAAATTTTCTCTCTAAGTATTTTGTGATCATGTTTATTTATAATAACATTTAGTATGATACCAATGTTTATCTTCTGCAGAGAAGTGACAACTAACTCCTTTGCCTATCGTTACTTCTTTATCGCAAACAGGACAGATTCTCTTGATTCTCTTGGTTTTGCGAGGTTTATTAGTAGGATCGTTACTCATGATTGATTTTTGAATGCACGTGTGGGCATCGTGTGAACACTAATTTAAGTATGTTTGATGTTTAAGTCAGAAAGTTTAACATGAGAGCCATCTATCTTACGTGGCTTAAGCCCTATCTCTATTCTGTTCTTTAGTACTCCCTGTAATAGCTTATATATCCTATATGCATCGTTGATTGAACATTCTAGAACAGATTTCTTGTTCATGTTAATTGAAAGATCAGTCTCGCTAAATTCTATCTCGTATTTATATGTTTCTATTTCAGGCATAAAAAAAGCTCAATAGATACTAAAAAGACATCCAAATGATTGATGATTTTGATAGTGACCTTAATTGAGTCATACAATTAAATTATTGTTACCTCTTAATTATATAGCACTAAATCAAAAAGTCAATGTTGATAAAGTGTTCATATCTTTCTCTTCTTAGGCATCTCCACGCTTGGGCCTTTGATTGTTCCATTACTAACTTCCTTTGCTTGCATGCGAATTATCCTCATCTTTTTCTTTGTATCCTTTATCCTTTTGGCTCTCTTTGCTCTTTTTTGTTCTGACATATAAGTCTTTGTATACAAGTAAAAATTCTTCGTCTATTTTCTTTAGCTTGTAGCCCTGACACTCAACCAGCGTATAAAGAACCCTCTTGAGTGTCTCCGTAATCCACTCATCGTCGTGAATCACCGCTTCGTTGTATAGATGACATCCCTCGTTATGAATAGGGCAACTATTTAGAATGCTCTTATTGAACGAACCCTCTTTGTGGTATCTGACTGTTGGAGAGATTAAGTGGTGTAATGCATCCCATCCATTTGTATTACACACAAAACAGTGATACCAGAACATCCATTCTGCTTTGTGTGATTCTGGGAATCTATATCTAAGCCCCATAGCTAATTGCTCTGGCCAACTCAGAAATAGAAAATACTATTAATGCGATAGACACTATAAAAACAATTGCACTAATCAAGAATAGTATCGCTGGAACGCGCTTGTTTAATTTCTGTTCTACTAGTGGGTTATATATTTCTCTATATTTTTTCATATTAATTTATTTGTGTTTATTATGCTTATACTCCTCCCATGTTAGCCTTTGCTTTTTGACCAAACTCAAACTTATCAACTATAACATCTGTCCTGTATTTCTTAGCTCCATCCTTTTCCCATGAGCTTGTTTTTAGCCTACCCATAACATATATCTCGTCTCCCTTGTTGAAGTATTGATCGATATTAATCGCAGTATTTCCGAAAGCAGTTACATTGTGAAATTCTGTTTCTTTTACCTTGTTGCCATCCTTGTCTTTGTATGTTCTATTACTTGCAACACCAATAGATAGAACCTGTGTTCCTGACTGAGTTGTCTTAAGCTCAGGATCTTTTGTTAATCTTCCACAGACTTGTGCTAAATTTATGTCCATAATTTTATACTTATTAAGTTAATTTACTAAATTAGCTTTTGTTGTGATAACCTTTTCTCAGCTATCTTAATATATTCCTCGTTCAGCTCTATTCCTATATAGTCTCTGTTTAAGTTCCTTGCTACCAATCCTGTTGTGCCTGCTCCGAAGAATGGGTCTAAGACTATTCCATTCTCAGGACAACCAGCTTTGATTGGTGTTGCGCATAGCTTCTCTGGATAGGTAGCAAAGTGAGCTTCTTTGTATGGTTTGGTGTTTATAGTCCAGACTGCTCGTTTGTTTCTAGTATCACCAGTTATAAAATCTTTACCACTATGGTTGTATCCAGATATTTTCCCAGTTGGTTCACTAGCATTTTCTTTCAAAGTTCCACTTTTACTACCTTTTGTTAATGCTGTATCTGTTTGCGTTTCAAACCAATACTTCTTGTTCTTAGTAAAGAAGAATAGCTTTTCGAAATCTACCGTAAATCTATCCTTAGCTGAACTTGGCATGCAGTTAGGCTTGTGCCAGATAATTTCATTCCTTAATATCCACCCACGATTAGTCATTTCTATTGCGAACCTATTTGGTATTTGACAAAGCGACTTTGATTTCACCTGTCCACTTTTCACATGTTCTCTCGCTCTTAATCTTGAATTTCCTGCAGCTTTATATTTTGGGTCTTGCCACTTCTCTTTGTTTATCATTCCGATTTTATCCTTTCCATACCCCTGTCTTCCTTTCTCTGAATAGCTTGAATTACCCATGTAAGTATCTCCTATATTAACCCAGCAAGTACCTGCCTTTTTAAGAACTCGCTTAACCTCATCGAATATATCGCATAGCTTATTGATGTACTCCTGAAAGGTTGGCTCTAATCCAAGCTGTCCGTCAACGCCATAATCTCGCAAAGCCCAGTAGGGCGGTGATGTCATGCACATATCTACGCTCTCGTCTGGCAGTGTTTTTAACTGTTCTAATGCGTCTCCTTGGAGTATCATATTTACTAAGTTAATTTACTAGGACTAATAACATATTAAATAATTAAGTTAAATCTATTGACTTAAAGACGATTACCTTAAGCTCTGTTTCATAAGACCACATAGTGGCATATCCTATAGCATCTTCCTCATCGTCAAAAGTTTTGATCTCTGTGTTTTCCTCTAAGATAGGCATAATCTTATCTTCAGGGCTATCCCAATCACCAAGCTTAATGTATGCCACGCAATATATTGTCTTATTTTTTGAAGCCATCTTGTGATCTTATAATCCACGTATTAAGTCTTTTTTGTATCTCAAATGTTTTTTGAAATGGTGGTTGCCACTTCTGCTTAGTTCCTGCTCCATTTTTCTCTGTCCAATAGGTGTGGAACTTCTTAAACTCTCTGTCTATGAATACCCTTGGATAATGTTTTTCGTCTATAAAATGTCTTGCGAGTTTCTGGTAGTAAACAGGATCAGTAAAAAACTTCTCTGCTTGTTCTTTTGGTGTTAATTCATTTTTAGTAGTTGGTGGTTTTTCTTTCTTATTCTCTTCTATTCTTATCTTATCTACTCTCTTCTTATCTTGCCGAACACTCTCCGAACTATGTTCGGACACTCTCCGAACACGCTTCGTATAGTCGTCAGAGTAATCACCCATCTTTGGTATGTATAGAACGCCTGACTGTAGCGACTTTCCGCTAATCAGTTTTAATTCCCCTAATTCAAATAATAAACTTGTGATTTTTTCTTCAGGGAGCAAAGAAATTCTTTTCAAGGCACTTTTCCACATTTTCACATCTTTTAAGCGATAATTCTTACCTTGTTGAGCAACTATTTCACAACATAACCAGAAGAAACCATAACCCTCCATACCAAAATTGTCAATCAAGGACTGGTGCTTGAAGTCGGTATATGAATCTGATGAATGTTGAAACCATTTCATATCGGTTGTAAATATTTGTTAAACAATTCCTTACGATGTCCTTCTGTGGGAAAGGAGGTATTTGCCAATATCACCATGCGGAATAAGGACAAAATAACCCACAGAAGAACATTGTAAGAGATTGTTAGGCACCCCTGCCGCATTGATGCGCTGCATGGCCCAGTAGTAGGGTTGCACGTTGCATCTGGCGAGCAGGGGAGCAAAACACTTAGATCATCTCCTTAACTTTATCAATGAAGTGTTCCACCGTTTTTTTGTAATAGGTATCGAAGTCACATTTCATTAATCCTTCGTCAAACTTCTTTTTCCAATAGACAAATATAGTTGATCTCAGTCTCTTTGCTGGACTCTTGTCATCCTTAAATTCCATCTTTATCTCAGGAAGATCGAGTGTGTCTTGCATTTCTATCTCAGACTTCTTGAATAAGAACCAGCCGAACGTTTTGTTGTCTCCTACTTTCATGACTGACGCACTCTGTTCATCATTCAATTCATTGGTGGTAACCCACATCCTGCGACCTCCGTCACCGGTAATTCCTTTGTCCCATATAAGAGATGGCAGCGATATTATCTTTTCCATATTTACCATGGGATCGCTTCTCCCTCTCCATCTTGCTCAGGAAGTTCTTCGACATCAACTTCCTTTGTTGGCTTAACTGTCTTTTCCATGTCCTTGAGTTTCTCCTGACAGTCATAACAAATAACCTTTCCATGTTTCTTGAGACTAAAGTCCATAACTTTTTTGCTGACCTCTGCCCTGCATTCAGAACATACACCAGTTTCTATTGGATCACCTACTGATCCTGATCCTGATTTAGTGGTCTTGTAGTTTGTGGCAGTTGCTGGAACACTGTCTGTGTTGTCCTTGGTGTCAGCATCCTTTGTATCGTCTATAAGGAATAAACCATTAAGGGCATACTTTCTAGCATAGCTAGATGCAGCACCTGTGATTTGACTCTCATCCATTCCTTTTTTACTAACAGCTTCTCTAGCATAACCATAGGTATCGATAATGTTGCCATCCTCTTGAAGTGAAGCATTGGCTTCTACATAATATCTATCTCCTTTACGAACAATTCTATCGGTAATAAATAAGGTACATCCATGTTTTTGTATTAGTGGCTTCACCGCCTCTAGTATGTCTTCGCAACTCCTGTAGTTATAGTTTCCAAATCCATTGTGTTGATTCTTTGGAGCTTTCAATTCAGATTGTATTGCTCCTAATTTCTCTAAAAGTGTTTTTAGTTTAATTACTTTTTTATCTGGCATGGTTTTTTGTTTAACAGCTTATATTTTTCTATTATCTTGTCTAGTTTTGTTCTGACTACCTGTAAGTCTCCTAATGTTTCTGCGTCAAACTCAAGGTTTCTGTCCTCATCTATTAAGATAGCAGACATGCCATCAATCGCAATGTATGTTAATGCCACTTTCTCACATATATCATTGTTTGGGTTAAACTCACATTCATCCTCGTGTTCTACACAGAAGTCTGTGTCGACAATCATATCACAGTATTTGCAATGTATTATTGACATGGTTATTTTAAGTTACTTTTTAATTTCTCCTTTGTTTTCTACTACAGGAAGTAATGCCACCAAGAGAACTGCGAAGATTCCAAACATCGCACAAAGGATTCCCCAAGCAGTTTTGTTTCTATTTCTATTTCCAGCAATATGTGCGCCCCAGAAACCTAATCCGATCCAAACGATTATTAGTAATATTTCCATGTTATTAAATTAGTTATTTTAAGTTACAAATACGTTCTGCCGCAAGCATGACCTTGAAAGCATATGCTTGGACTACTTGAAGATTTATACTGCCATTATGTCTGGCAATAGCATAAACCCTACTATCATTATATCCATTCTCTAACAGATTATTGTAAGTCCACGTAGCAGCTGAATCGACCATGAAAGCTGTTCGCTGACTAACATCATGATAATAGCTGTTGATCTGAAATACTCCCCATGAACTTCCGCTATCTCCTTTAGCAAACTGATTTAGCCTACTTTCCTTTAATGCTATGCCGAGCAGATCACAATTAAAAATGCCCAACTTGCGTTCGGCATCCTCGATTTCCTTAAATGTTGCGTATGTGTCGTCTGTTTTTTTGATACCATAATTGTCTAGTATCATTGTCCAGACCTCATCATTGTCTGCTAAATATTTATAGTCATCTATAATGACAGGAGAAACCTCTTCTATTACTTCAACAGTGTTAAATTTGTTATCAATCCTTGAAATTCCCCAAGTGAACAATGCTGTCATGGTGACAAAAGTTATGAATCCTACAAGCCACTTCTTTGTTATATTTGTTTTTTGCATGATTTTATAATTATACCTCTAATTAATTACTTTTTAGACAGGGCCAATATTCTGTTAGCCTCTGTAATATACTTACCTCCCTCTTTGTAATGATACTTAGCCTGCTTCAATAGGTCATAGACGACCTTTAACCTTAATCGATTCCTTTTAATAGTAACCTTATTAAGATTATGCTCTGACCTCTTAACTTCGATCTTGTCTTTCATATTGTTTTAGAAACAACTTAATCCTAAATCAATGTTAGCATACCTGAAACAAGATGTCAAGTGTTAGCTGTCTGTTTTATCCACAGGCAATCTTATCTTACTGTGTGAAGCATCTTCCATCGTTTTAATATGTTCTGGTCGATTAGTATTACATTTATGACAAAGTGTTATTAACTTGGGTATATCTTTTACCCTGTAATATTTCCTAGATTCTTTACCACTAGAATCAATAAAATGAACGTCAAATCTTCTATTGCCATTTTCCCATACCTTACCACAAAGCTGACAAGTATGGTGATCTCTGATCCTGACCAACTCCCTAGTTCTCTCTCTTCCTTGTAATTCAGGATCAATAATTATATCTCCGAGAGATTCAATATCTTGTCCAGGAAATAAAAGCTCTGCATAATACTTGTTGCTTTTTTTTCTAGCAGTCTCTCTTCTTTCCTCCATCGACAATCTTGTCTTTCCACTAACAATCTGATGCACCCTCTGCCTAGTTAAACCGAAAAGATTTCCTATTTGTTCGTAGGTATACCTATTTGATTTTAACTTGATCATCTTTTCTCTTCTTCGTGAATATTGTACCATAGCGATGTATTACAAGTGTAATTCTATTTTTACATATCATTTGACATATGTAAAGTGGATAAACTTAGGATAATAAAAAAGGGGATCGTAATTTGTACCGATCCCCTATAATTTATTTGATTAAACGTATTTTGCCATAAAACCGATTCTTTGCAAGTATCTTTGATTTATAAATTTAATAATGTTTGCTATGACTGCCATCAAGAGTGGAGCATATGCCCATTCTAATCCTGACAATTCTGTAATGACTAATGTTAAAAATCCTTCTAATGTTAGCCAGCAAAATGTTTTGAACTTATTTGAGAGGAAAAACTTCTTCAAAAATGCTAATATTTTTGTCATATTTTTGTTAATTTGTAATTTTAGTTAAGTATTGCCATCAGTCGACTTGTGTGAACACATGATGACTTGTAATAAACAACTTAGTGTGACTAGAGTATCTAGTCAGCTTTGTTTTTTAAATGCACTAGTGACGATTGTGTGAAGCAGTTTTTACTGTTTGAAGTAGATAAAATGCATATAGCCAGTATCTTGGAGAGTTCTTGTAGAAACTACTCCTTTTCCTAGAACATTTTGTTCTATAACCCTAAAAGAGTTTTCATAAATATCCGTAACGTATGAAACGTGTCCAAATTCTCCTCCAAATTCTACAAGGATTGCTTCTCTTCTAGGATCAGATCCTACTTCATATCCAAGATGTATCGCCTGGCGATACCAAGTATTGGCATTTCCTGTAATATCTACATCTCCCCTGTAATACCTCACTAGCCCAGTACACCAGTCATTATCGATGGTCATAGGGTTTCTAGACTGATAAACCTCTACAACAGGAATTTCTGTGATTGTGTTTGATGCTGATACATTGTTTCCAAATAAGATGATCAGCAAAATATTTAT